CGCCTGTTCAGTGGTAGCAGCCGGCGGACTGGATCGTTCACCTCAACCAAAGGAACCACGTGTCTCTCAAGTCGAACCTGCTTGCACTGCGTGGCTCGCTCAAGATCGAGCGCGTCAATGTCGCCGACCTGTCTGAACCCGTGTACATCCGCAGCCTGACTGGGCGCGAGCGCGACGCATTTGAGTCTGCCTGCTTCCAGCAGCGCGGCAAGACGCGCGTGCTCAACACCGAGAACATCCGCGCGAAGTTGCTGTGCCGCGCACTGTGCGACGAGAAGGGCGCGCGACTGTTCGCAGACACCGAGGTTGATGCCGTGGGCGATCTGCCCGCATCGGTGCTGGACGAACTGTTCACCATCGCGCAGCGTCTGTCCGGCCTGTCGTCGAACGATGTCGAGGAACTCGCGGGAAACTCCGAGGGGGCGGCGCAAGACGCTTCTACTTCCGACTCGCGCTAGCCCTCGGATGCACGGTCGGCGAACTGCTCGACCGCATCGACTCTGCTGAACTCACCGAGTGGATCGCGTTCGATTCTGTCGAGCCGATCGGTGCATGGCGTTCGGACTATCAGACAGGGCTGATGTGTGCGCTGCAGGCGAACATGAATCGCCGACCGGGCAAGAAGCCATTTGAGCCGAAGGACTTCATGCCGTTCATGCCCAAGCCCGAGCAGGACATCGGTGAGGCGCAAGAGGCGTTCCTTGCATTCGCGCAAGCCTTCAACGCCAAAGCCAAGCCGCAATGACTGTCGCGCTATGAAACGCGCACCCACGCACCTATCCTGACCACATGGCGACAGTAGGCAATCTATTCGTCAACATCGGTGCCTCGACGCAAGGTCTGGAGAAGGGCACGCAGAAGGCGCGATCACTGGTGAAGTCGCTGAAGAGCGACATCAGCGGCTCGCTGTCCAACATTCCCGGCCTCGGCGGCATCCTCGGCCCGATCGAAAAGGTCTTCCAAGCCATACAGGGTGTTGCAGGCAAGTCGAAGACCGCAACGGCCAGCGCAAAGGATGCGGTAGCCGCAATCGAGAGGGAGGCAACCAAAGGCGTCGAGCGCGTTGCCTCATTGCAGACAAAACTGACTGCAGCCACAGCCCAAGCGACGAAGGCACAAGGCGATCTCAATGCAGGCGCGAAGTACAGCAAGATGCTGTTTCAACAGCGCGACATTGAAGGCACGCTTTCACGAATCAAAGATCGGGTCGCAGCAGCGACAGCCGAATACAAGAAGGCGCAAGAGCAGGTAGTGAAGTCGGCCAGCAGCGTCGCCGTCGATGGCGCGAACCAACGCCAATACGCTGCACTTGAAAGGCTTACCGCGCTGGCTCGCGAGCGCGTCCGAGTTGAGAAAGAGTTGAGTGCGGTCGCGTCAAAGACTGGACGAACCAAGTCTGTGCTTGAGAGTCGCGGAGTCACGATTGGGCGTGATGGCGGTGTTGATCGCGCTGCATTGCAGAAGGCGGCTGACAGCAGTCAAAGCGTGGTCAGTGGACTGCAGACCAAACTTGGTGAAGCCAAAGGCGTGGTCGCTGGACTGCAAAGCAAACTTGATGGCGCAAAGTCCGCAGTCAAGGAAGTTGGTCGACTCGCAATCACTAGCGGTGCAGGAGTCGCGTTCCTAGCAGGAGGCATGGTCGCAGCCACAGCAAGTGCGATTGGATTGACGATCGCGATGGCGAAGCAAGCGAGCGAACTGAATGACCAAGCGATCGCGCTCGGCATCAGTTCGTCTGCGCTGACGGGTCTGCGCGACTCGATGGCGATGATCGGAGTGCCCGCAGGTGTTGCCGAGAGTTCGATGCAAAAACTGCAGATCGAGTTGGAGAACGCACTTGAAGGCAGCGAGGACGCGGCAGACAAGTTCAAGCGACTCGGCATTGACATCAACTCACTCAATGGCAAGGACGCAGCGCAGGCACTTGAGGTCGTGCTGGGCAAGGTGCGTCAGTTGGGTACGCAAGGCGCGAAGATCAAGTCGCTGCGCGACCTCTTCGGTCGTGGTGGCATCGGTATGGCCGCGGCCGTCAATGCCACTGCAACTGAACTCGCCGAGGCCAACACGATTGCCGCATCTTTGAAGTTGCCAGACAGCATGATCTCTGGGCTGGATCAGACTTCGGATCGTGTCGATGCGATGTATCGCGCCTTCGACAACCTGAAGATGATGTTCGCAAGCGCGTTCGGGCCAGCCGTCAAGGACATGGCTGACTCGTTGCGTGAAATGATGAGCAGCAACTTCGATGGCATGATGGGCGGGCTTCAGGCGGTGGCTCTGACGCTTGCGGTAGTTGTCGATCTGGTGGCCGCAGTCGCGAACATCTTCCGCGTTGTATTCAACATCGTGCAGTCACTCGCTGGCTTGGTCAACGGCGTGTTCATGCTCGCGTGGTATGGCATCCTGAAGGTCATCCAAGCGATCGTCTACGCAGTTGAGTTCTTGGCTCGGGCTGGGCACGATGTCAGCGGTGCTATCGGTGACGCGGCGAGCATTGCATTTGAGACGGCCAAGGAGTCTGCGAAGTCCGCTGGCACTGATGCAGTCGAAGCATTCGGTGCTGCAATCGATGCGGTCGTACCGAACGCAAGCATCGCAGTCGTGCAAGGCATTGCGAAGGGATACGAGAACGCGAAGGCAACGGTCGAGACCAACCCGCTCATCCCGAAGGTGGATAACAAGGAAGCCACCAAGCGTCTTGAAGACCTCGGCAAGATGATGGACGACCTGCGCCTTGAGGCATCGCAGTTGGGCATGACCGACGACCAGAAGAAGTTGGGCGAAATGCAGCGACTCGGTGCGAGCCCCGCGCAACTCGCAGAGGCGCAGGCACTGCAAGAGAAGATCGCGCTGTTCAACAAGCAGCAGAAGATCGCGGAGGATGTGAAGGGCATCATGGACGACCTGCAGCAGCAGGCAGACACCGCGCTGATGACCGAGAAGGAGAAGTTGGTCTACAAGTTGAAGCAGGCGGGTGCAGATCAGAAGGCGATCAACGATGCGCTGTTGCTGACCGGTGCCATCGGGGAGCGCACGCAACTCGCGGAAGGTCAGAAGGCGTGGGGCGACTTCATGAAGGGCTTGGACAAGTCGCTGCTCGATGCGACGACCAGTCGCGAGCAGCAGATCAGGCGACTGGCAGAGGCTGCTGGTCTGCTTGGCAAAGACCTTGACGATGCGGTGACGAAGGCGATGGAGATGGAGAGCGCGATCGCAGCAGCCGAGAAGGCCAAGAAGGATCAAGAGGACATCGCAAGCACCTTGTCGAACCTGCAGGACGAAGTGCGCAAGTCACAGATCGGCGATGTGGCATTCGAGCGAGAGAAGTTGGCCGAGAAGGGCGCGACCGACGCGCAGTTGCAGCAGTTCGATCAGTTGCAGGCGCAACTCGCACTGACGAACGCAAAGCCCGACGAGGCGCAGTCGATGGTGCAGTCATTCGACACGGCCTTCGGGCAGTTCAAGTTCGCTGGCGATCAAGGCGATCAGATGCTGTCGGAGTCCGTTGCGCAGACCGACCTGCTGACTCGCATCGCGACCGCGACCGAATCGGCGGCCGTTGCACGCCAAGGCGCAGCGGGCGCCACAAGCGCAATGGCGACGGACGGTAGCATGCAGCCCGTCATGGTCGAAGCGAACCGCTACCTCGCGCAGATCGCACAGAACACCGCAGCCTTCGCAGGAGTGCTGAACTGATGGCGTACTACTTGACCAGCGAGAGTTACAAGTATTCGGAGATTGATCCGTCTGGCTCGATGACCTTCATCGTGACTGGCGAGTCATCAGCAGAGGACGCGGCGGCTGCGCCGGGATACACGCCTGGCGACACAGGAACCATCAAGACCGATCCGTTCACTGGCATCAACATGATCTGTCAGTCAGTCAGCGTTCAGGCGATTCAAGACAGCGTTGGTGCATACACCGTAACGGTCGAGTGGGGAGCGGCGCAGGGTATTGCGTCCTTCGTGACTGTGCAGAGCGATGTCGGCGGAACATTCGTTGATGTGTGGCGCAACGCAACTGTGCCATCGGGTGGAACGCCAAGCGGCAGCGACATCGCGGGAACAAAGTTGGACAGCGCAGGCGAACCGGTCTCGCAGTTCATTTGGCAGACGACGCTTCAGATTTGCCGCAGATACAACGCGACTACACCTGTGCCGTGGAGCACAATCTGGTCGACCCTCGGCAAGAGGAACAGCACGACGCTTGAAGGCGCAGCCATCGGACAGTTGCTCTTCAAGGGAGTCAAGGTCAGCAACATCGGCAAGTGCGTGTGGGAGGTACAGTTCGACTTTGTTGGCGATCAGTTCTACCACCTGCGTCAAGTGCCGACTCGCGAGTCGGATGGTCGAGTGCAACTCGACGCGAATCAGGCACG